TAAAAAGAAAGGTACTAATGATCCAAAAGCCTACGATCAATATATAGCAGAACATCCATTATGTCCTAGTGAAGCTACACTACAAGTGTCATCAAATCTATTTGACATTTCATCACTACAAGAACAGTATAATAAAGTAAAAGCAAACAAGCTGCATGCAATAGGTACAGCTGGTAGATTATATTATAGTAAAGATAATAAGATACAGTTTGAACCAGATGGAGATGCAAGACCTATTCTAAGATTTCCTCATCGTAAGGAAGATAATTTAACAGGAGCCATTGTTCTGTATGAAGGTCCATATCGGAATCAAGAGGGACAAGTCCCACACAATCTATATCTAGTTTGTCATGACCCGTATGGACAAAACCAATCAGCAGATTCCAGTTCTCTAGGTGCTGCGTATGTGATAAAGAGAATAAATAATATATCAAAGCCTGATGATTTAATTGTTGCTAGTTATGTAGGTAGACCACATACGCAAGACGAATATAATAAAAATTTATTTATGCTAGCTGATTATTATAATGCAAAGATAGGGTTTGAGAATGATCGTGGTGCTGTTATACAATACGCAAGACAGCATAGAAAGTTACATAGATTACAAGAAGAGTTTGAAATGCTAGACAAAAAAGATCTAAGATCTAGAAATGTAAAACGTAACTATGGTATGCATACAACAGAGGCTAGAAAAAGACAAGGCGAGTTATACATACGAGACTGGTTAAATGCTGTAAGATCAGACGATGGGGATAAGATAACTTTGAACTTACATAAGATATATGACTTGGCTCTTTTACAAGAGTTAATAAAGTTTAATCACAGGGGTAACTTTGACCGTGTTATGGCGCTAATGGTAGGAATGTATCATACTAGAGAGTTGTATAACGCAGAGGTAAAAGAAATATTAGAAGATAATGCATCAAACGATTGGTTTGATAAAAATTACTACTAGTGTTATATTTATAATAGGGAGTACAAAAGACACACAGGTAGTATAACAAAATATAAATTTAATTAATTTTGCATACATATGTATCTAGGGGGAGACAAAATACCGCAGCAAAAGCTGCCTTTATCAAAGAAGAATAAAAAATGGAGAGAAAGCTGTGTAGAAGCCTACATAGAGTTGTCTTTATATGGGGTCAACGAAAGAAAAGATGACCTAAAGAGATTGTATGATTACTACAACGGTGTAATTTATGAGGATGACTATCGTTACGTTACACAACCTTACGGCAAGTCCCGTACAAATTTCCCCTCTAAAATGCGTAACTATCCTATTATCAAACCTATTATTGATCTTTTATTAGGTGAGAAGTCTAAAAGACCTCTTAATTACACCGTTACAGTACAAAATGGAGACGCTGTAAGTCAAAAAGAAAAAGCAAAGCAACAAGCTATATATCAAAACTTACAACAAAGATTCTTAAAAGTATTAGCTGAAACTAATCCAGAAGCAATGCAAAATCTTGAAACTCCAGAAGATATTCCAATGCCTAAAGAAATAGCAGATCAGTTTGAGAATAGTTATGTAGATAACAGAGCTATCAAAGGACAACATGCTATGACATACATAATGCAACAGTCAGAAGTGTATGATAAGATACAAAAAGCTTGGTTTCACTTTTTAGTATCAGGTGAAGTATATACACATAGAGGTGTTAGAAACAAAGAGCCATTCTATGAAGTATTAAATCCTATTGATATTGATTATGATAAAGATCCAGACATAGAGTTTGTAGAAGATGGAGATTGGGCGTTAGTTAGAAAGTATGTACATGCATCATCAGTTATAGATTCATTCTATGAGTCATTGACAGATGAACAAGTACTAGAACTAGAAGAGCCTAGACAATCAGATCCAGAATCATATCTATTATACAGAAGAGCAAGAGCAGGTTCTGATCCAAACACATACAGAAACAGATTAATAGAAGTAGTTACTGTATATTGGAAGTCAAGAAAAAGAATAGGTTTCTTAGAATACATGGACCCAGAGACTGGAGCTATGGAAGAGATGGAGGTTGATGAAAAGTTTAGAATGCCTAAAGAGCTAAAAGAAACAGGAGCTAAGGTAACTTATCTATGGGTAAATGAAGTATGGGAAGGTACACGTATTGATGGTAGATTTTACATTAACATTAATCCTGTAGCTAATCAAAGGTTATCTATTGACAATGCATCTACTTGCAAACTGCCTATCAATGGTAGAAAGTACTCTGATATAAATGCAGACAATATTTCACTAGTATCACTTGGTATACCTTATCAGTTAAACTACAACATCTACAAGTATAGAATGGAACTGGCAATAGCTAGAAGTAAAGATATTATTGCACAGTTTGATATTAACATGATTCCTAAGAAATGGGACATGGATAAATTTATGTACTATGTAGAAGGTACGGGTATTGCATGGGTAGATTATAACAAAGAAGGTATACAACTTAACCCACAACATCAATCAGTTCTTGATATGTCAATCAAGACTATATCACAATACATAACACTACTAGAATCTATACTACAAGAGTGGGAGAAAATATCTGGTGTGTCTAGACAAAGACAAGGTACGATTGGTGCATATGAAGGTAAAGCTAGTTCACAGCAAGCTATACTACAATCTTCACATATTACAGAAGATTTATTTAGAAAATTTGCTAGACTAGAACAAAGAGATTTACAAGCACTGCTTGACTATTCAAAAGAAGCATGGCTTACTGGTAAACAAGGTATGTTTGTAATGCCTGATGGTACTGCAGACTTTTTAGACATTGACACTTTGCAACATATGGAGGCTAACTATGGTATCTTTGTATCTGACGCTGGCAAGGATCAACAAAGATTAGATCAGATTAAGGGTCTCGCACAGGCTATGATTCAGAATGGTACTAAAGCTTCTATGGTTGCTGAGATGTTTGAGTCTGAAAACTTCAGTCAAATAAAAGGCAAGTTAAAAGCAGCGGAGAAAGCTGCAGCAGAATTAGAGCAAGCACAACAACAAGCTCAACAAGCACAAGCTCAACAGCAGATGCAAATGCAACAGCAAGAAATGGAAAGAGCTTCTATTGATAAAGAAAAAGATAGACAGCTAGATATTGAGGTAGCATTAATCAACGCAGAAGCTAGAAAGAATCCAGAGTTAGATAGCTTCAATATGCAGAAGTTAATTCAAGACTTTGAAAACAAACAGCGTGAGCTAGATATTAGAGAAAGAGAGCTTGGTGCTAAAATGGATAACGATAGCGAGAAAAATCAGATAGCAAGAGAGGGCAATGCTGAATAACCAAATGCGTAGAGAAATATTAGACATGGCTAGGTCTACTGGATTTGAAGGTAGCATATTAGACTTGTATCAAATGGCTAACCAGGGCGCTGATGTACCAGCAATGTTACAAGCAGAGGCACAGGCTAAGCAAGAGAATATGTTAGTTGCACAAACTCCACAAGAACAACAAGTAGGTTTACGTGAGCAACAAGCTATGGGTAATACAGATGCTAGTATGGTTTTTCCAGACGTACCAGCTAATACATCATTTAATACTGAAGGTATGCAAGTACCTATCAATATTACAAAGGTGGATGACCAAGGACATTTAGTACAATCGTATCAGAACGTACCACCAGGCATCAAAGATTTACCTACAGGACCAAAGCGTGGCACAGTTATAGAGACACCAGCTTACAAAAAGGGCGGTTATAGATCTAAGCATGGTAAAGACCCAGTAACAGGAACAGGTAAAAAACCAAAAGGAAGTGGTAGAAGATTATATACGGATGAAAATCCAAAGGATACTGTTGGTATACGTTTTGCCACACCTGCTGACGCTCGCGCTACTGTGGCTAAGGTTAAAAGAGTTAATAAACCGTTTGCTAGGAAGATCCAAATCCTTACGGTAGGTGAACAAAGAGCCAAAGTAATGGGTAAAAGACAGGTGGCAAGTATATTTACTAAAGGTAAAGAGGCTATTAGAAGGTCTAGAAAAAGAGCATAAGTGATATATAATAAAGACATATCCAAAAACATATGTGAGTGTACCAATACACACATATTTAACTATTTTTGTAAAAAATTAATATATAGATTATGATAGAACCAGAAGAAGAAGGCATCGGTTTGGATGATATTTCATTTGACGATGTTTTAGATGGAGGAAATCCAGGAGGTGAAGTTGCTGAAGATTTAGCAGTTGAAACCCCAAGCGCAGAAGCTGAAGAGTTAGATGCGGATGCAGAAGAATTAGAAGAGTCTGAAGACGTAGAAGAAGTTGAAGAAGAAGAGGAAGAAGAGGAAGAATATGAAGAGGATGAGGACTACGAAGAAGATGAAGAGTATGAAGATGACGATGAAGAAGAAGATGACAGAGAACCTGTTACTTCTACAGTAGTTTCTTCAATACTAGATAAGTTAGGCTTTGAGACTGAAGAAGAGTATGATGATACTGAAGAAGGTCTTTTAGCAATGACACAAGATGTTGGACAACAGATAGCGGAAGATCAACTAAACAATTTGTTTGAGAACTTTCCACTAGTACAAAGACATCTAGAATACGTTCTTAACGGAGGGGAATCTAGAGATTTTATGCAGGCATATGATCCGCAACTAGATTACAACCAAGTTAGTTTTGAAGAAGATGACACAAGAAGTCAAAAAGCTATTTTATCTGATTACTTTGCAACAAAAGGACACGATCAGAGTTTTATAAATGAGCTATTGATTGATTATGAAGATACTGGTAAGTTATACCAGAAAGCTGAATCTGCTAGAGTAGCTTTAGGTAAGATGCAAGAACAATCAAGAAGTCAATTGGTTGAACAGCAAAAACAACAAAGAGCTCAACAAGAAGAACAGCAAGAAGAATTTTGGAATGGTGTGTATGAAGCCATCGATAGTACTGATGATTTTGCAGGTATCTCTATTCCAAAGAGAGAGAAGTCAAAGTTTTTTGACTATATCTCAAACCCTGTGACTAATGATGGTCGCACACAACGAGACTTAGATCATTCTGAAGCAGAGATGGAGACTAAACTCGCGATTGATTATTTAATGTTCAAAGGTTTTGATTTATCAAAATTGGTAGAAACAAAAGCTAGAACATCAAATGCTAAATCATTACGAGATAGAATATCCAGAAATGAAGAAAGAGTTAAAAGTGCACGAGGACGTCAAAGACGTAAGAGTAAACAAGTAGACTTGGATGATTTAGATCTTAACATATAAATGGCAATTTTAAAATGCAAAACTTAACTTTATAAATTAGATAATAATGGCAGGACAAATGACCGGAACGAACATTAGCGTACACAAGACGTTTTATAATGATTCGCAAATGACAGACATGAACAGTCTAGCTAATGCATTACTGTCTAAGCCAACTGAACTATCTCCGATTATTACGCACCTAGCGGGTAAAGATGATAAGCGTTTTCCACTATCTTTCTTAACTGAAGGAGCTGGAAATGTTCAATCAATTGACCGTTTAGAGTACGAATATCGTGTGGCTACTCACAAATTGAGAACGCGTCCAGTGGCTGTGACTAATGCAGGAGCAAACTTAGGACAAGGAGGATCAACTTTTACATTGGTTTTCCCTGACAAACGATTCGTATTTCCATACGTGTTAGTAAACAACAAAGGTGAACTAGCTCGTATCATGAAAGAACCTACACCTTATGCGGCAGGTTCAGGATGGGAGTATACATTACAATTAGTAAACCCAGCAGCAGCTACAGTATTAACTTCAGGTTTTACTGCAGGTGACCTTTGGGCTCAATTGTATGCACCAGTAGGTGTTGACTTCTCAAGAGGTAACGCTTCTAACTGGCAAGCTCCAGGAAAAGTTCGTAACAAAATTACTACAGTTCGTAAATCTTACCACATGTCAGGACATGCTAAAGATTACGTAGCGAACTTTACTTTACCAACTAAAGGTGGTGGTTCTACCAACCTTTGGATGGACTATGAGGAGTACAACCACATGCTTGACTTTAAAGAAGAGTGTGAGATGTACTACTGGTATGGACAAAAAACTTATGATTCAAACGGTAACACGTTTATGAAAGATGAGAATGGACAGCCTGTAATTGTAGGCCCAGGTTTATTCGAGCAAATCGTAAACACTGATACTTATTCAACTATGACTGAAACTAAGTTGAAGAACATCATTGGTGATTTATTCTACCAAATGACGGATGCAAACCAGAAGCAAGTAACATTATTTACTGGTACTGGTGGAGCAAGAGAGTTTGATGAGGCTCTTAAAAATCACTTCTCAACTAATACTTTCAAAGTAGGTGGTGAGAACAGATTCATCACAGGTAGCGGACGTAACTTAGGATTAACTGGTTACTTCACTACTTACGAGCACGTAGATGGTCATGTGATCAATGTGGTTAAGATTCCATTATTTGATCATGGTCCTGTTGCACAAGCTCGTGAAAAGCACCCAGTTACTGGTTACTCATTAGAGTCTTACCGTATGGTATTTGTTGACCAGTCTAACTATGACGGACAAGCTAACCTTACAATGATCTCTAAGAAAGGTCGTGAGATGATGCGTTGGTGCGTTGCTGGTTCTGTAGTTCCACGAGGATTCGCGGCTACTGATACTAGAGCGTCAGATGTTGATGGTGCGAGCGTACACATGTTAAAGACTGCAGGTATCTGCTTACGTAGATTTGATACGTCTTTAGACATTACGTGTATCGCTTCATAAAGAGACTAAAGAAGCGTGCATTCGCAAGTCTATATATTGGTTTTTGGTTGAGGTCGTGGGGGCTTAGTGCCCCCGCTTCCTTACTTTAAGATATTGGGGAGTTATACTTTACATCCACTATTAAAACTTTAAAAGTACTATATTATGAGCAAGAAAGTTTATTTAAGGGCTAAGCAGATTAATAATCACTTACCCAAAGAAATTAACGCAAGCGCTGTTAGAAAACTAAGTAGCGTATATGTAAACAGACAACCACTAAAAGCTTTTGATCCAGAAGATGAAAAGAAATATTTAGCTGGTATGTTAGATGTAGACCCTTCACATATGGAGTGGCCTAAACACACCAAAACATTCTGGGCTGAATTTACAATCCCAGTAGGCTTTGAAGGTGTAGAACTAGAAGTAGGTAAAACTGAAGACGGTGAACCTATTGATATTACTGATTTTATCAAATATAATTTTGCATTGAGACATCCACATGTAGCTTTATCAGAAAAAGAAATGAACGCAAGTTCACAAAAACGTTTCTATATTCAAGATTTAGCTAAGAAGGATCTTCAACGTAATAATGATATTCAGATTAAGAAAGATGCTGACAAAGCATTTATCAAAATATCTAATGATGAAAATCAAATGAGAAGAGTGTTTAGATTATTAGGAAATATTGATCCTAAAACATTGACTAGAGAACAAGTAGAAAACTTACTCTATGATATTAAGGAGAAAGATCCTA